CTGATGAGGATTTGGAGTATATAAGAGAGATAGCATCTAAAGATATAAAAGCACGTTTTGCTAAAGAAGGAAAAATTAAAGATTATTAGATAAAAAGGTAGGTGATTTTAATGTGTATATTAGCTCAAGTTATAGTTGTAGTTTGTGTAGTACAAATCGTTATTAATTGTGTTGCTAATGTTAATGTAGGTATTCTTTGTAATAAATTAAAAAAAGAAAATAAAGCTAATATAGATAAAGTTTCTGATGAAATTTTAAAGAGAGTAATGGAAGAATTAAATAAATCATTAGATAAAAGTCTATAAGAAGTTTTTATTAAATAAAAATTTAAGGAGGTTTATTTTATTGAAAGAGTATATAATTTGGTTTAAAAGTGGCAATAGCATATCTGGAATAGTAGATGAAGATGTTGCTGATAAGCTAATGAAAGATTTTATGGAAGCTGACTCAGATTGTAGGTATTTGAAAGGATATTTAGATGAAGATGGAACAACAATAATAGATTTATCACAAATAGAAGCTATATCAATAAATAATTGTAGTGAGAATAATAATATTGGTTTTAGTAAGTCCTAGATAGGGCTTTTTTATTTTGCTCTTTTTAAAAAAGTTGTAGAGCATAAAGAACAAAGAAACTCTCACAGTTGGAGGGCAACTATAAAAATCTATAGAGAAATAAGAAGGGATGATGAGGAAATGGAATGGTTAAGAAAAATATTAGAAGGTATTAAAATCGAAGAAAATAAGTTTGATATTGAGGAAATATTAAAAAGTGTTAATACTGAATTTCCCAAACATGCAGTACCTAAAGAAACTTTTAATAAAGTGAATGAGCAATTAAAAGAAGCAGATAAGACTATAAAAAGTTTTAATAGTAAAATGACACAAGAAGATGTAGAAAAGCTTAAAACAGAGCATCAAACAGAAATTAAAAAGATAGAAGAGAATCATAAGCTAGAAGTTGAGAAAATACAAAACGAAAGTTTGAAAACAAGGAAATTAAGTGCTGTTGAGAAAGCTTTATTAACTAACAAAGCTAAACACACTGACTTACTAACAAATAAGTTTGACTTAGAAAAAATAACTATAGGTGAAGATGGCAAGATAGTAGGGATAGAGGAACAATTAAAAGGGTTACAAGAAAGCTACAAAGATTTGTTTGAAAGTAGTACAACTGAAACTACTACTCAAACAAATACACCTTTTTATAAATATATACCAGGTGGCAGTGGAGAAACAAATGAAACTGCAAATATGGAAACTGTAGTGAATGAAATACTAGGAGTTAAATAATATAATTAAGAGAGGATGATTAGATGGCTAATACACTAGCGTACGGACAAGTTTTACAACAAGGATTGGATAAACAAGCAACACAAGAATTATTAACTGGTTGGATGGATTCTAATGCTAAACAAATAAAATATGAAGGAGGAAAAGAAGTAAAAATAGGTAAGCTTTCTACAGATGGTTTAGGAGATTATTCAAGAGGTTCAGCTAATGCTTATGTTGGTGGAGATGTTAAATTTGAATATGAAACTAAAACAATGACTCAAGATAGAGGGAGAAAATTCACATTAGATGCTATGGATGTAGATGAAACAAATTTCTTAGTAACAGCAACGACTGTCATGGGAGAATTTCAAAGGTTAAAAGTCATACCAGAGATAGATGCTTATAGATTAAGTCGTCTAGCTACTATTGCTATAGGTATAAAAGGAGACACTAATGTTGAGTATAGTTACTCAGTAAATTCAAGTACAATAATAAATAAGATAAAAACAGGTATAAAAATAATTAGAGAAAATGGATACAATGGACCTTTAGTTTGTCATTTAACTTATGACAGTTGTTTGCAATAGAAGAAAAAGTCTTAGAAAAATTAACAGCTGTTACTTTTGCACAAGGTGGTATACAAACACAAGTACCATCAATTGATGGTTGTGCTCTTATAAAAACACCTCAAAACAGAATGTATTCATCTATTTTACTTAATGATGGTACTACTTCTAATCAAACAGCAGGAGGATATTTAAAAGGTACAAAAGCACTAGATACCAACTTTATAATAGCACCAGTGGATGTACCTCTTGCAATAACAAAACAAGATAAAATGAGAATATTTGACCCAGAAACAAACCAAACAGCAAATGCTTGGTCTATGGACTATAGAAGATATCATGATTTATGGGTTACTGATAATAAAGCTAACTCTGTATATGCTAATTTTAAAGATGCTAAACCTGTGGGTTAGGAAGTGATTTAAATGTTTATATTAATTAAAGAAAATATAGAACGTAGAGTAGAAGATTCTATCTTAAAAGATAAACTAATACAAGATGGATTTAAGTTACTAGAAGATAAGAAAAATATTGATATAGAAAATTCAACTCTTGAAGAACTGAAAAGCTTAGCAAAAGAGAATGACATAGAAGGTTATTCAAAGCTGAAAAAAGATGAATTAATAGAGAAATTAAATAATATTTAGTTTCTCTATTTCAGTTCGAGGTGATTAAATGCTAGATAATATAAAATTAATTCTAAATTTAAAAGATGATACTTATGATAATTTAATAGAGCTGTACATTAAAAAATACACTACTCTAGTTCTTGCATACTGCAATATAGAAACACTTAATTCTGCTCTTGAAAATATTATAGAAGATAAAGTTATTGTAAAATTAAAAGAAACTATATTAAGTTCAAGTGATACTAGTGAGAATAACAAAATTAGTTCAATTTCTCGTGGTGGTTATTCTGTAACTTTTAATGTTGCAACAGCTAAAACAACAGATGAGTTGATGGAAATAAAACTATCTCAAAAGGATAAGAATATTTTAAATAATTTTAGAAAAGTGAAGTGGTAATATGACAGAGGCAGATATATTAGCATTGACTTACTTTTGCAAAATGCAATAAGAAGATGTGTAAGTATTAAAAATGAAGATACAGGAGTTACATATTTTAACGAGAATGTTGTAATTGCAGAAGATGTGCCTTGTGGTTTGAATGGAAATATACCTAATGTCATAGATACAGATATAACAAATTCTATTTCAGTTTTTGAATTATATTGTAGACCCGAAATAGATTTGCAGGTTGGAGATATACTCGATATAACTTTAGAAAATGGGAATGTAGAAACTTTTATTGCATCTAAACCATTTCCTTATTCAAGCCACTTACAAGTCAATTTGACCCTAAAGGAAAGATATTAAATGATAGAGTTTAATAGTCTAGACACATTAATAAGAGATTTAGAAAGAGAAGAAAGGGAAATGTCAAAGAACTTAAGAAGGGCTAAGAATAATATAGGTAATAAACTTCTTAGAAAAGTAAAACCTAAAACACCAGTTGCCAAAATAGATGGAGGAACAGCTAGAAAGAGTTGGAAATATAAAGAGCTTAATCTATTTGATGGCGTAGTATCAAACAATGTCGAGTATATTCATCATCTAGAATATGGTCATAGAACTAGGCAAGGAACAGGAACTAGCGAAAACTATAGACCTAAGCCTAACGGAATTAGTTTTGTACCAGGTGTATTTATGTTGGCAAGAAGCGTTGATGAAATGAGCAGTATAATTGATGATGAATTAAATCAAATAATAATAGATTTTTGGAATTAGAGGTGATGCGTTGTTAAGTTATAAAGATATACTATACTCGTTTACTAAAGAATTAGGTAATAATTTTAATGAAGATATATTTGTAGAAGGATATAACATACAAGACAATAAAAAGTCTTGTTTTTTTGTGCAGATATTGCCAGAAGTGGCACAGACAGCGACTAAAAAGACTGACATAAAAAGCTTTTTAGTTGATATAAAATATTTGCCTGACTGGAAAAAAGAAAAAAACAGATTTATTTGATATTCTAAATAAATTAGAGAACATATTCACTAGAAATATAAAAGTAAAAGATAGATATTTAACTTTCAGTAAGAAAAATGGAAGTATAGAAAAAGATGAAATAGGAAACTATGTTCAATTTCTTATATCTATAAATTATCATGAACAAATTTATTTTGAAGAAGAAAAACACGAATTAATGGAAGAATTAAATATGAGATTTAAAGGAAGGAGTGATTAAATGGCTGGATTAGTTAATATAAATATAGAATTTAAAGAACTGGCTACAAGCTTTATACAACGCTCAAAAGCTGGAATAGTAGCGATTATATTAAAAGATACAACAAAGATGTATAAAGAGCTGACAAGCGAAGACGATATACCAATTTCATTGAGTGCTGATAATAAAAAATATATTAAATATGGCTTTGTAGGGGCTACCGACAACGAGAAGGTATTAAGACCAAGCAAAGTTATTATAAGTACTTTCACAGAGGATGGAAAGGTTGAGGATATACTAGAAGAATTAGAATCTGTAGAGTTTAATTATCTTTGTATGCCAGAAGCTATAGAAGCAGAAAAAACAAAAATTGTAACTTGGATTAAGAAGATAAGAGAGGAAGAAAGTACAGAAGCTAAAGCGGTACTAGCAAACATTAAAGCTGATAATGAAGCAATCATCAACTTTACTGAAAATGTAGTAGTTGATGGTGAAGAAATAACAGCAGAAAAATACACAACACGTGTTGCTTCTCTTATAGCATCTACTCCAAACACACAATCAATTACTTATGCACCTTTGGATGAAGTTGAGTCTATTGTAAAAATAGATAAAGCTAGTGCAGATGCTAAAGTTAAAGCAGGAGAATTAATTTTAAGAAGATTATCAGGCAAGATTAGAATTGCTAGAGGTGTAAATTCTCTTACAACTTTAACAGCAGAAAAAGGAGAAATGTTTCAAAAAATCAAGCTTGTTGATACAAAAGATTTAATAAGTAAAGATATAAAGAATATTTATGTAGAAAAGTATTTACGACAATGTCCAAACACTTATGACAACAAATGTTTATTTATAGTTGCTGTACAATCTTATTTAACCGAATTGGCAAAACAAGAGTTAATTGACTCTAATTTTACAATCGAAATTGATATAGAAAAGCAAAAAGAATATTTAGAAAGTAAAAAAGTGGATACAAGCAAAATGAATGACAATGAAATAAAAAATTATAGTACTGGCTCAAATGGATTTTATTTAATAAATTTAAAATTAGTGGATGCTATGGAAGATATAAACATAAGAGTTCAGATTTAGAAAGCAGGTGAAAAAATGGCTACAAGTTATGAATCAAATCAGGTAATGAATGGAACTTACGGAGAATGTTGGCTAGATGGTGTGCAAGTATCTGAATGTAAGGCTATGAAAGCTGAAATAAAATTAGATAAAGCTGAAATAGTAAAACCTCGCAAAATGATTAAAGGTCAAAAAATTATAGGTGCTAGTGCAGAAGGGTCTTTAACTTTATATAAAGTAGATTCAAGGATGTTGAGATATATAACTCAAATTATAAAAGAAGGCAGAGAACCTAAGTTTACTATTGTTAGTAAATTAGATGACCCTGACGCATTAGGAGCAGAAAGAATTTGTCTAACTGGTGTAAGTTTCGATGGGCTTTCAATTATTGATTGGGAAAATGGAAAAGAAGGAGAGCAAGAAGCGTCATTTACATTCGAAGATTTTGAGTTGCTTGATGCAGTATAAAAATAATTAAGGATAAAAGGAGAATTAATATGAGTGAAAATAAATTAGAAAAAGAAATGATAGATAAAAAAGAAGTAACAGAAGTAAAAAATATAGTAGAATTATTACTCAAAATGGATGCAGGTGAAATTAAAATGCCAAGCATGACATACAAAATATTTTGTAAAAAGGTAGGTATAGAGTTACCTTTTGAATGTACAGCATTAGAACCGGAAACTTTTGACGAATTACAATCAAGTGGATTAAAAATAGAAAATGGTTCGTTAAAGGATTTAGATAACTTTAAAATGAAAACAAATATTATATTAGCTTCTTGCAAAACATTTAAAGACAAAGAATTATTGAAGCATTTTAAATCTCCAACGCCAAGAGAGCTGTTAAGAAAAATGTTATTAGCAGGTGAAATAAATGATTTATATAACAAAATATGTGAGTTAAACGGATATAGCGAATCCAATTCTGAAAAAGATAAGAGAATTGAAGAAAAAATAAAAAACTAATAAAAACAGATGGTGAAGTTAATTTAATGTATCTAATGTTTAGATATAAAGGAATAATGCCATCTGTTTTTTATAAGTTTAAACATGGAGAAAAACGCATAGTTAAAGCTTTTATGTATCAAGAAATGGATGAGAGAATAGAAGAAATAAAGAGTTTTGGAAAGGGGCTGTAGAGTATGTCAGCAGGAAGTCGAGCCTTAGAAGCTGTAATAAGAATGCGAGATGAAGCTAGTAGGACGCTAAGACAAGTTAGAGATGCTACTAGAGCCCTCCAAAACCAAACTGATACAACTTCGCAAGCACAAGAAAGATTGCAAGAACAGTTAAAAAAGTTGGAGAGGTAGCATCAAAAGCATGTGCAGGACTAGGTGCAGGAGTCTTGTCAATTGGTGGAATGGCAATTAAAGCTAATGAAGATTATCAAAAAGCTTTAAATCAAATACAAGCAAGCACAGGAAATACAGTACAAGGCATGGAACATTTAAAAGATGCTATGCTTGGAGTGTATAAAAATAACTTCGGTGAAGATTTTGCAGATATAGCAAATGCTATGTCTATAGTAGATAAAAGTCTAGCTGGTGCAACTGGAAACATACAAAGTCTAACCGAAAAAGCGATAGGATTTAGGGATACGTTTGGGTATGAAGTGTCGGAGAGTATTAGGTCAGCAGATGCTCTCGTGCGAAATTTTGGTATAAGTGGTGATGAAGCATTTAACCTTATGGCACAAGGTCAGCAGAGAGGATTAGATTATTCGGGTGAGTTACTCGATAATATTAATGAATATTCGGTTCAATTTAAAAAATTAGGTCTAAGTGCTACTGATATGTTTAATTTATTTGAAAGTGGTATGAATGCAGGCGCCTTCAACTTAGATAAGATTGGTGATGCAATAAAAGAGTTTAGTATAAGAGCTATTGATGGTTCAAACACTACTATAGATGGATTTAATAAACTAGGTATGAATGCTGAAGAAATGGGAGCAAAATTTGCTAAAGGTGGCGTTGGTGCTAAAACTGCTTTTTATCAAGTTATAGAGGCTATAAAAAATGTAAATGACCCAGTTAAGCAAAGTATAATTGGTGTTGACCTATTCGGCACAATGTGGGAAGATTTAGGACCACAAGTTGTAACTCAACTTGGTTCTATTAAAAACAAATTTGATGAAACAAAAAACACGATGGATGAAATAAACAAAATTAAATATGCGTCATTCTCACAAGGTTTACAAGGTATTGGTAGGATTATAAATGCAGGTGTACTGATACCACTTGGTCAGAGAATGCTACCTGCTTTAAATGAGTTTGCGAATTGGTTGAAAAATGATGGTGTTAAGTCAATAAATAGTTTTGCAAATGAGATAGGAAATGGATTATCAGGTGCTGTAAAACTTGCAACTAAAGCATTGCCATTATTAATTAATTCTTTGAGTTGGGTTCTGAAAAATGGACCTACTATCGCTAGTATTTTTGTTAGTATAAAAACAGCTTCCATAATGACTAGTGCAGTTAAAAGTATTGTAGCATTAAAAAAAGCTTGGGTTGCGGCTAAATTGGCAGTGCGGGTATATATGGTTGGTATGGCAGAAGCTGGTACAGTGTTAAGTGGATTTCAGATTTTGGTAGGAGTTTTAACTAAAAATATGACTATAGCTCAAGCTAGGACAATGCTATTAGCAAAAGCAAGTGCATTATTAGGAGGTCCTATTGGTATTGCTATAGTAGCTATAACTGCTTTGGTAGCAGGGCTTGTAGTTTTATGGAACACAAATAAAGGTTTCAGAGATTTTGTTATAAATGCTTGGAATAATATAAAAGAAACAGCAACAAAGGTTTGGGGTAGTATATGTAATTTCTTTACACAAACAATTCCACAAGCTTGGAATGATTTATGTACCAGTTTTTCAAATGCAGTGCAATGGTTTGGAGAAATGTGGAATAATATAAAACAAGCATTTATAAATGGCTGGAATGCTATTGTAGCTTTCTTTACTCAAACAATTCCAACATGGATAAATAATATTGGAGTGTGGTTTGGACAATTACCTGCAAAAATTGGTTATGGGCTAGGTTTTGCATTAGGTAAAATAATATCTTGGGGCATTAGTGTATGGACCTACTTAGTTACAAATGTTCCGATTTGGATAAACAATGTTGTTACATTTTTTGCGCAGCTTCCTAATAAAATTTGGGTTTGGTTAGTAAGTACAGTTCAAAAAATAGGTCAATGGGGTATCGCAATGTTAACTTCTGCTCAAATATACACTTCAATGATTATAAATAATATAGTAACATTCTTTACTACTTTACCTGGAAGGATTTGGACTTGGCTTACAAATACAGTTCAAAAAGTTGTTACTTGGGGAAGCCAAATGGCAACAAAGGGTAAAGAAGGAGCTAAAAAATTAATAAATACAGTAGTGGATACATTAAAATCTTTACCTAAAAAGGTGATGGATATAGGAAAAAACATTGTCAAAGGACTCTGGAATGGTATCACAGGAGCTGGTGGCTGGTTAAAAGGGAAAGTAAATGACTTTGCAAAAGGCGTAATAGATGGATTTAAAAATGGATTTGGAGTACATTCCCCTTCTTGGAAATTAAGAGATTTAGTAGGTAGATTCCTTCCTTTAGGAATTTGGGAAGGTATAAAAGTAGAATTGCCAAGTTTGAAGAGTAATATTGACAATGTAGTTAGTAATTTAACTCAAAGAATGTACAAACCACAAGAAATCGAAGAAAGCGACTATACAAGAAAGTACAAAGAAGCTATAGCACAAAGAACTGAACAAAATACTATTAATAAAACTGATAGTAAAACTACAAATAATAAAGAAGATAATAATATTACTATAAACATAAATTTAGGCGGTGTTACAGTTAAAGAAGAAGCTGACATAAATAAATTAACAAAAATGTTAGTAAGAGAAATAAAATTAGGAATAGCTGGTGGTGTTTAGAAACATGTACCCCTAAATTGCAGCAATATATGCTATAATCGTAGTATATATTAGTTTTAGGGGGATAAATATGGGATTATTTAGTAGAAAAGAAAAAATAGTAAAAGAACCATGTATAATTTGTGGAGCGGATACAGATGCTTTAAAAGTTTTAGATGGGTACTTGTGCAAAAATTGTCTCGAAAAATGTAGAGTTGAGATAGTTGCATCAGGTAAGCCAATAAAAAAATTGACTAAAAATGATATTTTAGAATGTATGGAAAATAGTAAAGATGAAGAAGGAAACTTCAGTAATAGCGAAATGGTAATGTTAGAATATATAGGTGGTCATCCACTTTTAAATAAAGAAGAGTTTCTATTTGTTGTAGTTAAAGATAATAAAATATTATTTAAAAAATCTGGAAAAAAATCAAATGATAAAATGATTGATGTTTTTGAAGTTTCTTATTCAGAAATAAAAAGTGTTTCTATTGAAAAAGAAGAGGAAGTTATTAGAAGATATACAGCAACTAGAATAGCTTTGTTTGGGCCATTTGCTCTTGCTATGAAAAAAAAGACAGTAGATAAAAAGGAATACTTAATAGTAGAATGTAAAGATTTTATATTATCTTTTAAGAAAAATGACAATGTATGTGCAACTATTTATAAAAAATTAGTTGAATATAGAAAAAACAATAAAGTTGAAGATGCTAATAATATAGCTGATAAAAATAATGTTATTGACCCACTAGAGAAAATAAAAACATTAAAAGAGTTATTAGACATGGGAGCAATAACAGAAGAAGAATTTAATGCTAAGAAAAAAGAATTATTAAACTTATAACATTAGAATAATAATCAAATAAAACATATAAAGCACTTGGATATTACATTGTTTCAAGTGCTTTATATGTTAAAAAATGATATAATATAAGTACAGAATTATATTAACAATGTGGTATGTAAAGAACAGTGTTGTAACAGCAGTTAAAATTTTCATTTTTATGTTTTATATTAACCAAGTGGTATATAAATACATTGTAGGTGGGTGATGAAACACCACACACATTGTTTTATATTAACTATGTGGGCTCAAAACTAAATAAACAAAGGAAGCACTTACTTTTTGGTAGGTGCTTTTTATTGAAAAAATAGAAAATAAAATAAAAAGTACGATATAGGAAAAATATGTAAGAATTATATG